AGCATTCCTGAAGCAACCGCCGGCTTTAAATTCAAATGGTACGGTGCCGCAACTGAAGTGGCAAATCTAACTGGCACAGGAGTATTTTCTGCTGTTAGTAATGTAAATTCCGGCGGCAATATAAGTGCCACGGGCAACATCACCGGTGCCAATCTTATACTTTCATCCGGCATCATTGACGGTCCAGCAGCCGGCAGGATCACCATCAATGGCTCAGACATTGACACTGACTTTGCCGTAGATGGCGATACTGTGGCCAATGTGTTCTACGTGGATGCCGGAACAGGCACAGCCAGTTTTGGTAGTAGTTCACAGACTACAAACGCTCTAGTATCATTTAATGCTGCATCATCAGTATTGATGCCGGTGGGTAACACAGCACAACGTCCAGCAGTTGGTGTAACAGGTATGTTGCGTTTCAACACCACAGACAACAACTTTGAAGTGTTTGACAACAGCCAGTGGGTTGCAGTAGGTGTGCCAGAGTTCACGTTGATTACGGATGAACAGTTCAACGGTACTGGTAGTCAAACAGTGTTCACTTTGGGTGCTAATGCTACAACAGCTGGAACAATTGTTAGTATCAACGGTGTACAACAGATTCCAACTACAGCCTATTCTGTAAGTGACACAACATTGACATTCACCGAAGCTCCAGAAGTTGGTGACTTGATTGATGTTCGCATATTGACTACAACAACCTCAGTGACCAGTATTGCCAACAGCAGTGGCAATGCCGTAGTGGCAGTTAGCCCAACTGTTGGTCAGGTCAATGTCACTGGCAACATGGTGATTTCGGGGTCTGTGAGCGCAAGTGGGTTTATTGGACTAGATGCTACTAAAATTGCAAATGGTACCAGCGAGATGGCTGTTATTTCATCGGGCGGAAATATCCGTGCCAACATTGGTGGAACAACAGTCATGACTGTGAGTACAGGTCTAGTGAGCGTTACAGGCAACATCAGCGCCACAGGTGATGTGATTGCACAAAACGTTAACAGTTTATCTGATGCAACACTCAAAGCCAATGTTGCACCGATAGACAATGCTGGCACAGTTGTTGATGGATTAAACGGTGTAGGCTATGACTGGGCAGATGGCTCCGGACATGCCTATGGTATGATTGCTCAACAGGTAGAAGAAGTTATTCCTGAAGCAGTTAAAACAGATGCAAATGGTATCAAGTCAGTTAACTACAGCATGGTAATACCATTCCTAGTTGAAACTGTCAAACAGTTGAGACAAGATATTGCTGAGATCAAAACTCAGTTGAAGAAATAAGCCGAGTTCAAATTAAGGAGAGCGAAGATGGCAATCAAAATTAATGGTAATACCGTCATAGACGACAGTCAAAATTTTAGCACTACTGGTAACATAACCATGGGCAATGGTAATGTGGTATTATCTACAACACTTGACGAGTTGCAAGTTAATTTTAATACTGTGGTTACCGCCAACTCTGTTGGAATAAGTAGCGCAGTAGGTAACGTTATTATTACTGGTAACGTGGGTACCGGCAATTTGCACGTACAAGGATATGTAGGCGCAGTAGGTAACATACAAGGCCTAAATATACTTTCTAACGGAAATCTTAGCCTTGATAAAACTGACATTGTTACCAGTAACGTTAACCTTAATATAGGAACACAACAAGCCGGCGGAAACATTAGAATTGGAAATGTGCTTCCTGGGTCTATCGAACTTGGTGGAAATACCACCGGTGCAACAATTAAACTAGGTAGTACAACTTCTACTGTCCAAATACCCGGTAATGTTACCAGCACTGGTAACATTGTAACAGGCAATACCAACTCTATCAGTATTGGTAGCTTGGTCATAACTGACGACGCAATTCGTTCCACTGAGCACAATATCACCATTGGTAGTCCCGGCAACATTGGCAACGTTATCATTGGTGGAAATTTAACCGTAAACGGAAATACCACAACCATTAACTCCAACGTGGTCAGTACAAACGATTTGACATATAATCTTGCTAACAATGCCGTCAGCGGCGCTGCAGCCGATGGCGGCGGTATTGAAGTCGGACCAATTGGTAGTCCGTACATCACTTGGTTGTACAGCAACGCAGGCAATGCCTGGGTAAGTAGTGGTTCAATCAGTGCCACAGGTAATGTCGTTGCCGTGGGTAATGTCAGTGCCACAGGTAATATCTCAGGCAGTCGCATTCTTGGTAATGCTCAACAGTTAAGCAACGTGGGTCAAAGTTTTGCTGTGACCAACGTTGACGCCGCTAATTACATCTTTAATGGAGTAGCCAACGATCCTACTGTTAGTTTGACCCGTGGTCAAACCTACTACTTTAACATGAACTGTGGCAATACACATCCGCTATGGATCAAGACAGCTCCAACTCTGGGCACAGGCAATGCTTACACCAGTGGTGTAACCAACAACGGTGTCTTTTCGGGTACAATTACTTTCCAAGTGCCTTGGGATGCTCCAAACATTTTGTACTACCAGTGCCAGCTTCACGCAGGCATGGGCGGTATATTGCAAGTAGTTGACGGTACCATGTTGCAAAACGGTAACAGCACCGTGACAGTTTATAGCAACGCAGACGTGGCCACAACCGTGGCTGGCACCAGCAACGTGTTTGTAGTATCCAGCACAGGAACCACTACCACAGGTACCGTCAGCGTCACTGGTTCTGTTACAGCAGGCGGTAATTTGAGCCTTGTTGGTAACATTGTTGATACAGGTCCGTTGACTATTATTACTAGTAGTAACGGCAATATTAGTTTGGCGCCTAACGGCACTGGTAACGTCAATATTGGCGGCAATGTCATGCCCACAGCCAATGCCACAGCCAACATTGGTAGCGCCTCGTTATCATTCAACACTGTGTTCGCCAAGGCCACATCAGCACAATACGCTGACTTGGCTGAGAAATACACAGCTGACGCTGAATATTCTCCGGGCACAGTTGTAGTATTTGGCGGCACAGCAGAAGTCACAGTTGACGCCGAAGATGGCGACACCAAAGTGGCTGGTGTAGTAAGTACCAATCCAAGTTACATCATGAACAGTGGACTAGAAAGCGAGCATGTTGCCACAGTGGCCTTGACAGGTCGTGTGCCAACCATGGTTGTTGGCTCAGTTAAGAAAGGTGACTTAATGGTTGCTGCTGGCCTAGGCCGTGCTAGAGCAGAAGCTGATCCACGGGTTGGCTCTGTAATTGGTAAAGCACTCGAAGACAGTGAGGGTGATGCAACAATTGAAGTGGTAGTTGGACGCTTCTAAACTAGAAATAATCTAGTTAAAATAGGACTCTCAGGAGTCCTATTTTTTTTGGCTAAATATTAGATATTATTGGATAAACAATGGGCTTAACTAAACCGCGTGCCTCGCAGATATACAACTTAGACTATAAACAAGCCACACGAGTAATTATAGCCACCAATGTTGCACTCTCCGGTGGAGCTCCTAGTCAAGTGGACGGTGTTAGTCTTAGTTTAGGCGATCGAATTCTAGTCACAGGGCAATCAACAGCTAGTCAAAATGGACTTTATCTAGTTGCAACTTTAGGTTCTGGTGGTAATGGTACCTGGATAAGAACCGGCGATGGCAACGAAACCGGAGAAATTGAAGCCGGCATGATTATCATGGTCACCGAAGGGGTTGTATATCAAGACACACAGTGGAAGCTGATCACAGACAATCCTATTGTTATTGGCACCACGCCGTTGACTTTTACACAAAATTATAGCGCCAATTCAATATCGAGCGGTACAAGCAATGTAACTGTTTTTTCAAATGCTAATGTGACCATTAGTAGTGCTGGTACATCAAATGTATTAACTATAAGTTCTACCGGAATAGTAACGTTGGGAATAGCAAGTGCTACTGGCAATGTTATTGGTAACTATATTCTTGGTAACGGAGCTTTACTTACTGGAGTTATTACCAGTGTAGCCAACATCAACAACGGTACAAGTAACGTCACGGTAGTGTCGTCTGGTGGAAATATCACAGTGGGCGTTAATGGGACTGGCAATGTGGCGGTGTTCAGTACTAATGGATTAGATATCACAGGCAATGTCAGTGCAACTGGTAATGTTACAGGTGATTATATTTTAGGCAACGGTAGTCAACTAACTGGCATTGCAACAAACAGTATTAACGCTGGAAATAGCAACGTTGTAGTAAATGGAACTGATGGCAACGTAACTATTGGAATCAATGGCGTGGCCAACACGGTAGAAGTCAGTCCAGGCGAGCTTACTGTATATGGTGTGTTTTCTAATCCTAAAACTATCAGCAGTAACGTGGTCATTGGACCCAACATTAATTCCATGTTAATTGGCCCCATTGCTGTGGATCCAGCTGGCAACATCTTTGTGCCCACAGGCAGCACATTAAACATATTATAAGCATAAATATAGCAAGGACATCAAAATGGCACTAATACTAGACGGCACAACAGGTATATCAGCTACAGGTAATATTACCGGTGGAAACGTCATTGCCTCAGGAACATTATATGTAGGATCGTTTTCGCCTTCATCTGTTTCAACAACAGGTAACGTTACTGGTGCATATATTATTGGTAATGGTAGTCAATTAACCGGTCTACCGGCTGGATACACTAATGCCAACGTGGTTAGTTTATTGGCCGCGTTTGGATCAAATTCTATTTCCACCACCGGAAATGTCACCGCTAGCAATCTTAACAGTTCAAATGCTGACTTGGCAGAAATGTATAGTGCCGACGATGAGTATGCACCGGGCACCTTGGTTAGGTTTGGTGGTAATCAAGAAATTACAATCACTAATTCTAGTCACTGCACACAAGTGGCCGGTATTGTATCAACAAACCCAAGTTACTTAATGAATAGCGCACAAACGGGCAACCATGTTTTACCGGTGGCACTGACAGGTCGAGTTCCGTGTCAAGTGGTAGGAACTATTGCTAAAGGCGACAGACTGGTATCAAGCAACATTGTCGGTGTAGCCACAGCACTAGATAAAAATTTATACGAGCCTGGTTGTATTGTTGGTAAAGCTCTTGAAGAATATCAATCCGTCAACGTAGGAGTAATTGAAGTAGCAGTAGGCAGATTCTAATGGACGCTAGATACCGAACTGACTATGCTGGTGAGTTTGTCATAGTTGAAACCAAGTGGTCCGGTGGTAAAAAATCAGAACAACGCGAATGGATTCCAAACACTATTGAGAATCATCATCTTAGCGGTCGCGCGGCCTGCATTGGCAGCACGTTAGATCTAGAACGATTTGACTATACCAGACTGGTGCGTCATCGTGGCGGATTACTTGGAAGTAAAAAATTGCAAACTTATGGCACAGGAGAAATTGCTCAACAAATGCGCTTGGACTTTACTGTGGAAACCAACTCTACTAATATATCTAAAATTTTAGAAACTGAATATCAGATTGATAACATTGTGTACACTAGCCCACGTCATTGTATCACTCATCCTGGAGAATTTTATCTAATTCCTATGCGTCCTATGATAGTTGATCTAGCCACAGTGATATATCTAGCGGCATTTGATGGACACAAAGAAATATTCATGTTAGGCTACACAGATCAAACCGATGGCGGAAACAACAAATGGCTTGAACAAATTGCTAACATATTTTCCGCATACACTGGTACCAAATTTTATCTAATAGGCGAATCAAGTCGCATGCCTGATGTTTGGGTTAATTGCCCTAACACTCAAACTATGACTTATCTTGAGTTTATCAGTTATTGTGATGTATCGCAGTAGTCAACACTGGATTCAATAGTTGATATTTTGTTTTGTACAGCTTCAAAATTTACTGTACTCCATAATCCAGGGTGCATTGGCTTGGGCCATGTACCAGAATTAATCCAGGCATATCCTATGTGCTCGTCATTGAGCTTGGGGCAGAATTCATTATTGACTAGACAGAAAAACGTGTGATACTCAAACCCTGCGTCAGCGGTGGTAAATTTTTCTAAAGGAATCATCCTAAAATATTCAGGAACAAATCCCATTTCCTCGCGACATTCTCGATTCATGGCGTCCAGTAAAGTTTCACCTACTTCCGCTCGCCCTCCGGGCAATCCCCAAGCACCTGGGTGTTTAGGATCATTACGCATAAGATATAAGTATCGTCGAGTATCAATTGCGTAAAACCAAACACCTACTGCTGTTACAATACTAGTGTCCATTGTCCTCCTGGATATAAACCTTGATATGATTTAACCCACGCAGATCCAGTCCAACGGTACTGTAATTCTGTGGTAATGTTTGTGACATATTGCATGTTTTCAGGACTGCTGGTGCTGTCAAATACTACTACCCAACGCTCTCCATCATATTCTACGATGTCGTTGGCGTGTGCTACTAACGGTTGCCCATCAACACCTTCCCATGCATTGGGATTAGTCAATCCTGGGTTGTCATAAGATCCAGTAGACTGTGTAAACAAGTATCTTGTTCCGGTAGTAGCCGCTGCTAGTCCTGCTCCTGGACCACTGGCAATAGGATCAATTACAGCATCAATCGGCTCCAACGTGTTTGGTGGTACAGTGCCGGCATTTACAGTAAACAATAAAAATCTATCATCAGTTGGATCATAGGCCACAGTTCCGGTTACATCTGTGCCATCCGGTTGTTCCAGCGTGATATAACTAATTCCTGACCGCAACGTACCGTATAGGTCAATAATACTGTGCCAAAGTAGGTTACTGTTAGGGCTATCTGGTGGATTCAAACTGGCATTGGGTTCATCAATGACCTGTTGTTGGCGCAGGACCTGCAATTTGTTGTCAATTAATAAGACCTGGTACTTGTAAGGAGTAAATCGTTGGCGAGTACCCAACAATAAATCACTGTTGGTTAAGGCATGATCGAGATCGCCTTGTGCATCATAGACGCTGGCAATGATGCGTTCAATAACACCAAGTTTCTTGACCTTAGCCGGCGGAGTAATCCACATGGGTAAGGTAAATGATAGTGTGGCTATATCAATAGGATTGTCTGCATTGATAGGTATAGTTCTACTTGACCAACGTACATCTTTGAGATACAGTACCGTCAAACTGGTCCAATCAATATAGTTGTCGGTGCTCTGAATTTCTAATCCGGGATTGAATAAGGTCAATATTTGTTCTAGCAACTGCATCTTTTGATTGGTGTTGCTGGTCCAGATGTCAAGATTTATGGTCATTTCATAAGGCACAGGCATAGCACGTTCAATAGTAAACGCATTACCTTGCGTGGTCTCGTACGTGTCTGTAGCAGAGTCATAGGTGCGTTGCCGCACGGCTATGTTGTTTACAAAATACGGTTCTTGCATTCGAGGCCGATCATATTTTAAATCTGTGATATAAAAGGTCATTAATGGAGTACTTGGCATGTCACTGGCTGAATTATTCTGCAGAATGGTTTGGGCCTGACGACTGGCGTCACCGTAGCGTACCGGTACACGGATCAAGGTATCCACTGAGCTACCGGGCCCTTGACCAGCTTCGTTGGCACCGTACTCAACATCAAAGTTTGAGAATATTCTAGCAAACTGTAGCAAGAATCTGCGTATTTGTTGATCGTAAAAAAATTGTGCCATTAGCGTCCTGGTGGTCTTGGGTTAGGTGGTAATCCACCACCTTGGTCACCGTTGTCGGGTTTGATTTCAAGTATCTGGCTGAGACTTTGTCGACTTGGAATGTTGCCAACGTCTGTAGTAGGCACAGTGTAGGTGTTGTTTACAAAGCTGGCTCGTTGTGTAAGTGCCTGTGTAGCATAGTCAAGATCAGTACGCACATTGTCTGTGATGGCCAACCAAATTCTGCCATCGAAACGAAACAGTCTGTTGGGGAAATAATCTAGCCTCAAACAGTAGTCCCCTGTAACAGGTGTGGGCGGAAATTGTACACCGGGAGTAACCGGTAATCCATTGGGCGCATGAGTCGAACCGGTAAGATATCCTTGTGCGTACCCAAATCCTTTGGGTGTAATTCCTTCACCGGTCTGTGTTCCATCTACTGTGTTAGTAGTGTTGTCAGCAGTGAGCCCAGCACTGGTAGGTTCACCGTTGGGTCCGGTTGGAAGGATATAAAATTTAACATTATCGTATCCACTCAGTGGGACATCTTGATAGGCTTGCGTAAGTATGGCATCATTAATAGCCAAGTCCTTGGGCCGCGTACTTTGTTTGTCGCCTACTGTGTCAGGATTATTAACGATAGTCCAGTAGTTGATATTGGTAATATCAGTACCAGCCGGCACATTTTGTGAGGCTTGGTAATAGGTATCGCCGTAATTTACAATAGTGCCAGCTGGATAAAAATTTCCATTGTCCCAGATGTTTTCCGGCATGAATGGTTCGTTAATAATCTGACTGTACTCTTGAGCATTAACCAATGGGGTGGCTTTGATACGCCATAAATGTGGCAACCAGGTTTGGCTAAATCCCTCGCTAGCAAAATTAGCATCTTGGATCACATAGTATCTGGCCAGGCTTTTAACCAAGGGAGTGTCTAACGGATGATAATCTCTGAG